CGACGCGTGTCTCGATTTCCATGTGTGAATCTCCTGTGTGAAATGCGGCCCCAAGAAACGGGGCCAGGGCCTGCTGCATGATTGGGTGAAGGTTGCTCATAAAAAACCCCGTTTGTGTTGCGGTAAACGCATCATGCCATCGGTAATCGTGGGTTGCAACTGGTTTTCGTGGGTTTATCGCAGATATTTTAAGTGGGTGTTGCTTTTTACGCTACACTCCCCGGCATGATCGCAGAAACCAAAGACTTCGCCATGGAAACGCACCTGGAAACCCCAGCCGACAAGTGCATCACCGCCTTCGGTGGCGTGCGTGCGCTTGCCCGCGCCCTGGAGAGAAATCCCAGCTCTGTGGTGCGCTGGCGCAAGCCAAAAGACGAGGGCGGCAGCGCCGGGGCCGTTCCCTCCAGCCTGCAGGGACGAATCCTGGCCATGGCCCAAGAGCGCGGCCTGTCGCTCACAGCAGAGGACATGATCTTGCGCACGGCAAAGGACTGGTCTGCGTAATGGTGTCCGACCGGATGCTTCTGGCCGTGATCTCGCACACGCGCTACGAGCTGCCCAGGGACATTGCGTCCCGCGTGGGAAAGCGCCGCGTCAACGGCAGTCTGGGCCGCTTGGTGCGCTGCGGGTTGCTCGAGCGTGTGCCCGGTCCGACTTGCTTTTTGTACCGCTCAAAACAAGCGAGGATTACGTGACCAAAAACGAGGCGAAAAATTATGGTTGCTATAACCGCCCAGAGTATCGCAAGATGCTACCCGTGCAAGACGGCTGGTGGCTTGATGGCCAGACCCGCGTCGCCAAGATGGTCGCCTCCCCGTTTCGCATGACTGCCGAGTGCCAATACACCCGCACCGCGCTTGGCCAGACTGATTCAAAGTGTGCAGGGTGCAAACACCGGGCGTGAGCCCACAAACCTACGGAGGGCTGCATGAGCCAACCAGAGAAAAAAACACCGCCACCTGTTCAGTGGCCATTCCCACCCGCCACCGGCCCCGTGCCGTGGACGCCTGGCCAGCTGCGTGCCTACAAGCACCAGCAGCGCGAACAGGCTGGGGAGGCGCCATGGTGATGAGCACTGACCCAGTCGAACAGTTCCTGATCGAGGTGCACAGCTTGCGCGATCGTGATGGTCGCTTGGCCGCGTACCGTTTAGGAGAAGACCTCCAAGACGAGATCCGGATCGCTCAAATCCTGGTCGCAAAGATTACGGCGATGGAGCGCGAGGCTTGCGCTAGGGTTGCCGAGCGATCCGAGTCTGCTTTGCACTGCGCTGCCGCCATTCGAGCCCGGAGCCAACCATGAACTACCACGGCGCGATCACCCAAGCACTGGTCGACGAGCTGCTTGCAGTCGTCCACAAATACGACCAGACCATGCTGCTGCCCACGGCGCTCGGCTGCCTGGACCTGGTCAAAGCGCAGCTGATCCAAGACCACCAAGAGGAGGACGACGAATGATTCACTACACACGCGAAGGCGAGCACATGCGCCTTGGACTGAACTTTCGATTCACGCCTTACAGCTTGACGCTGATTTGGGCTTGGTACGACTTCGCCGCGCACAGCGCCACGACGTACCGTTTCCGTGTGCGGCTGCATCGCAGGCCAGTTTTTATGTTCGAAAAAAATCGCTTTAACGTGATCGACGCATACCTGCACCTGCACGGCATGGAGGTTGTGCACAGCGAAGTACTGCGAGACCTCAAAGCGATCGAGCAGGCCACCTGGCGGCGGACAACAGCAAACGCGTGGATCAAGCCGGGGGATTTGAATGACTGAAATCACTCAACCAAAACTTACAGTAATTCCGTCATCCGATCAAAAGGCGACGGGCTCTGAGCTTATGAATGACTTGCGGGATCTTATCAATTCACCAAAGTACGACCACATGACCGTGGCCACACTGATTGGCGTTTTGGAAATGACCAAGCTGCACTACTGGAGTGTCAACAATGAATGAAGGCGAAAAAGCCGGGTGCTGGGCTATGGCGTATTTGTACATCGCGTTGTTCGGTGTTTGGTTCACCGTGTTCGCCATAGCCTGGTACCACATCAAGGAGTGGCTTGCATGACTGAAATCATCGACCTCGCCAAGGCCCGCAAGGAGCGCGAGCCGCACATCGCTGGCGTGCTGTTTTGCCAGGGGTGCAACCACGAGTGGACCACAACGTGGGAGCCTGGCACCACCGAGTTTGAGTGCCCAGCCTGCAACAGCATGCGCGGGCGCAGCAAGTTCGACGTGGCCCCCACGCCAGGCTCGAAGGTCTGGAGCTGCATGTCCTGCGGCAACCAGCTGTTCAACCTCCTGCCCGATCGCGTTCACTGCCCTGGCTGCGGCAAGCAGTGGGATTATGGGGAGCTGTCATGACTCGGGATAAATTCGAGGCAACGCTCAAAAAGAACGCCTACTTGGAAATCTATGATTTCCTCACTCACATCGCCAGATCTGGAGAGCCAAACGAGATCAGCGCGGAGTGGCTTTCTCACATTCCGCACGGGTTTACATTTGATGAAATGCTCAGGAATCGAGGCCTGACTGCAAAATTTATCAAGTCCACTGGACGGTACTTTGTGGAGCGGCGACCACTGCCGGGCAAGCGATGATCACCCCCCGCCCCAGACAAGCCCAGGCCATCGCCGACCTGCGCAAAGCCTACCGCTTTGGCCACAAAGCCCCCATCCTGATTGCCCCGACGGGGTTTGGTAAGAGCGCAACCGCGATCTGCATGATTCAGAGCGCCCTCGACAAAGGCAAGCGCGTCTGGTTCATCGCGCACCTCAAGGAAATCTTGAACGACACCAGCTCGCGCCTGACCGAAGCGGGCATCGCGCACGGCTGGATTGCATCTGGCCGCGACGGCAACCGCCGCTTGCCCGTGCAGGTCGCCATGGTGCAAACACTGGTGCGCCGCTTGGACCAGCATCAGCCGCCGGACCTGATCATTGTGGACGAGGCGCACCTGGCCGTGGCCAACACCTACCAGCAGATTTTCGAGTGGGCTGGCGCAGGCCCCAAGTTCAAGCGGCCCGGCGGCGCTCACCTGCTGCACCTCACCGCCACGCCCTGTCGCCTCGACGGCCGGGGTATGGGCGAGGTGGCCGATATTCTGGTTCCCACCTGCAGCACGCAAGACTTGATCGACGAGGGCCTGCTGGCCGCCATCCGCTACTACGCGCCCAGCGAGCCGGACCTGTCCGGTGTGCACACCGTGGCGGGCGACTTCAACCAAGGCGAGCTGGCCGCCGCGATGGACAAACCCGTCATCACCGGCTCAGCCGTAGCGCACTACCGCAAGCTGGCGCACAACCGCCCGGCCGTGGCGTTTTGCGTCACCGTGGAGCACGCCACCAACGTGGCCGAGCAGTTTCGCCAGGCCGGGTACCGAGCCGTGGCGATCAGCGGCGAGTCGGACCCGATCGAGCGCGACGCCGCCCTGCAGGGCCTGCGCGACGGAAGCCTGGACGTGGTTTGCAACTGCGCCCTGTGGGTGGCCGGTGTGGACTGCAGCACCATCGGTTGCATCATTCTGCTGACGCCCACGCAGTCGGTCGTGAAATACCTCCAGTCGATTGGCCGCGGCCTGCGCACACACCCAGGCAAGGAGGACTGCATCATCCTCGACCACGCAGGCAACGTGAAGCGCCATGGCCTTCCCACCGACCTGCGCGAGTGGACCTTGGCCGCCGTCGAAAAAAAGAAGAACGCCAAGAAGTCCGAGGTGCCGGTCAAGACCTGCCCCGTGTGCTTTGCCACCGTGCCTTCGGTTGTGACCGACTGCCAGTGCGGGCACCACTTCGAGCCCGTGGGGCGCGAGATCAACGAGGTCGAAGGCGAGCTCCAAGAGATCACCGCCGCAGCCAAGGCCCAAGCCGTCCAGGACCGCAAGCGCGAGCAAGGGCGGTCGCAGACCGAGGCCGACCTGATTCGCATCGGTCGCGCCCGTGGCATGAAGAGGCCAGAGCTTTGGGCACGTCATGTGCTTCGCGCCCGCGCCGCCAAGGAGGCACAGAAACGATGACCGCTTTAAATTCATGCCCCGCCTGCAACCACCCCCGCACCAAACTTCTGGACGGCTCCGAGACCTGCACCTGGTCCGAAGCCTGGCGCGCCGAGACTGAAGCTCGCGCTGTGCTGGCCATCCCCGACAAGCTGGCCCGGCGCGAGTTCCTGCGTGGCCGCGAGGAGGCCGGGAAAATCGTCAAACGCGGTGTGCTCCAGGTGCGCGGTGAAAAGGCCTGCAAGGCGCTGGAGGCCATGGTGCTCAAAATTTGGGAGGCGCGGCGGTGAGCGAAACAGACCTGATGCGCCAGATCATGGTGGCGCTCTCGGCCGACGGGCACTTTGTCGCACGGGCCAACGTGGGGCTGTTCTTCACCGCCGACGGCAGGCCCGTCAAGACTGGGCTACCCAAGGGGTTCAGTGATTTGTTTGGCCACCGCCAGACCGACTGCCGGGCCTTTTATCTGGAGGTCAAGACGCAAGATGCCAAGGCAACACCCAAAAAAGCACGCGATATCAAACTGCAAGAAATGAAGGACGCGGGGGCAACCGCCTCAGAGATGCTTCAAGCCAACGACTGGATGAGAATCGGCGCAACACCTGAACAGGCGCAGTTTTTGACAGCAATGCGAAAACGGGGAGCGCTGGCGCAGGTGGTTCGGTCTGTGCAGGATGCCAGGCTGGCGCTGGCGGGGTAAAGGTTCGCGTTTTTCTTCACCGTGAGTCACCAAGACAGTTTTACCCCTTGGACTTAACTACGCGACACGGCCTGCATTTTGATGGTACTCACGGCGTCAATGAGTGCCGCTGCGGCTTACCGATTTCCCATCACGGCTGGGGGCTGTTCCGGGCCTCCGGGAACCCCCAGAGGACAACCCCCATGCGCAATGGTCCTGGTCTCTCCCAGGCGTCACACGAGAAGGATTGCACTGTTGCTTGCCCCGGGGGTTTACGCGTACCCCGGTAACTCATGCTGGCGAATCGTGTATGGCCGCTGCGGGATCAATGCTACCACAACTGTTGCGCAAAACCGCACATTTATTTCGACCCCTGTTGCGTTTTTCCGCGCACACACCCTTATACTGTCCACGGGGCTCGATCCGGTTAGCTACCGGGTGACACATGGCCTGACCCTGGCGAGGGCTGCCCCACCTTTTATTCGCCGGCTTCAGATGCCAGGTATGACAAACACAAAAAGAACAGGGCAGAGGGACCCCATTTCCCTCGAGACAGCGGAGCGCATGCTCTCATTTGTTCGCGGCGTCGATGACCGCGAGACCTGGGTGAAGATGGCCTTCATCCTCAAAGAAGAATTCGGCGAGCCCGCCTTCGAAGCCTGGGACGCTTGGAGCCAGCAAGGCTCGAACTACAACAGCCGCGACTGCCGCGACGTCTGGAAGTCCTGCAAGATAGGCACCGGCGCAAACCGCGCTACCGTCGGCACACTGATCGCCTTGGCCAAAGAGGGCGGCTACAAATCCACAGCCCAAGACCGCAAGCCCATCGACCCCGAGGACCAAGCCCGGCGAATCGCTGAGCGCGAGGCCCGCATGGCAGCCGAGGAGGCGCAGGCAAAAATAGACCGCGACGCCGCAGCCACTCGCGCCGCCGAGATGTGGGCCCGCGCCACCGTGGTCACCGCCCACCCCTACGTGCAGCGCAAGCTGATCGAGCCGGAGGGTGCCCGGATGCTTGGCGACGAGCTGCTCATCCCACTGCGCCACGGACCCGGCGCACTGGTCGGCCTGCAGCGCATCAAGCCCGATGGCACTAAGCTGTTTTTGAAGGGCACCCCCTCCGGCGGCGCTTACACCGTCCTCGGCCGCCCCGACAAGCAGGGCACCGTGGTGATCGCCGAGGGCTGGGCCACGGCCTGCTCCATCCGCATGGCCACAGAGCACTGCGTGGTGGTCGCCTTCAACTCGGGCAACCTGGCACCCGTCGCCCGCAAGATCCGCGCGGCGCTGCCGGACGCCCGCATGATCATCGCGGCCGACGACGACTTCCAGACCAAAGGCAACCCCGGCATCACCGACTCCCGCAAGACCGCCCGCGAGGTGAACGCCCTGGTGGCCATCCCGGTGTGGGGCTTGAATCGTGGCACCGGCACCGACTTCAACGACCTGCACCTGGCCGATGGCCTGGCCGCCGTCGAGGACTGCATCATGAAGGCAGGCCCAGCGGACGAGCCTTCCCCACCGGACGAACCAACGCCACCGCCGGAGCCACCACCTGCCGACGATCCGCCACCGCCCGAGCCCCCTGACTTCGAGCCGCCATGGGACGACATTCCCCCCGACGAGCCGCCGGAGCCACCCAGCCCACCGGATGCCGACGACGAGCGGATGATCTTTTCGAGCTCGCCCATGAAAACCGCCGAGCTGTTCCACGACACGCTACCCGAGCGCGGCCGCATCATCCACTGGCGCGGCGAGTTCTACAGCTGGGACGCCACGCGCTACGTCACCCGGGACCGGGTCTACATCGATCAGCGCCTCTACCACTTCATGGCCAAGTGCGTGACGCTCAAGGTGCACCCCAAGACCGGCGCGTCTGAGGTGGTGGCCTTCAACCCCAAGTCCAGCACGGTCAACGACGTGGCCCACGCCCTGCGCGCGGTCTGCTACGCCGACCTGCCCGAGCCCCAGGTCTGGATCGAGCAGCGCCCGGATGATGTGGAGGCCCACCAAATCGTGGCCTTCAAAAACGGCTTCTTGCACCACCCGACCCGCACGCTCAGCCCATCGACAGACCGGCTGTTCGTCACATCGGCGCTGGACTTCGACTACACGCCGGACGCCCCCGAGCCCGCCGAGTGGCTCAAATTCCTCAAAAGCCTCTGGCCCGACGACCCCGAGTCGATCTCCACGCTGGCCGAGATGTTTGGCTACCTGCTGACCGACGACACCAGCCAGCAAAAAATGTTCATGCTGATCGGCCCACCGCGCTGCGGCAAGGGCACCATCCTGCGCATCCTCGAGGCGCTGGTCGGCTACGCCAACCGGGTCAGCCCCAGCCTCGCATCCCTTGGCACGCAGTTCGGCCTGCAGCCCCTGATCGGCAAGCGCCTGGCCATGATCTCGGACGCCCGCCTCTCCGGCCGCGCCGACCAGCAGCCGATCGTCGAGAACTTGCTGCGCATCTCCGGCGAGGACGCCATCACCATTGACCGCAAGAACATGACCGCTTGGTCCGGCAAGATGCCCACCCGCTTTGTGCTGGCCTCCAACGAGCTGCCCGCCTTCTCGGACGCCTCCTCGGCGCTGGCCAACCGCTTCATGCCCTTCAAATTCAACACCAGCTTCCTGGGCAAAGAGGACCACGGCCTGACCGCCCGCCTGCTCAAAGAGCTGCCCGGCATCGTCATCTGGGCCTTGGACGGCCTGGCCAGATTGAACGAGCGCGGCTACTTCCAACGCCCCCATTCAGCCGACGAGCTGGCCGCCGACTTGGTCGATCAGACCAGCCCGATCCGGGCCTTTGTGCAGGAGATGTGCATGGTTGGGGAGATCTACCAAGCCGACCGCGACGAGCTTTTCAAGGCCTGGAAGACTTGGTGCGAGGCCCAGGGCCGGGACCACGCGGGCACCAAAGTGTCGTTTGGCCGCCAACTTTCAGCCGCTTTCCCGGGCATCAAGCGCAGCCAACCACGCGGAAATGGCACAGGATCATCCGGTGCCAACGAGCCATCTGGCACAAGATTGAACCTCTACACCGGCATTCGGATGCGTCACGATTGGGAGTCAGAAGATGGACCGTTCTGATTTTCAGCTTTTGGCACAACTTAAAGCTGTGCCGGTGCAAGCTGGCACACCTTTTTTAAACACCCCAAAACCCGTGCAGCCCTTTGAATTCATTGAGGTTTTTCACTTTGGCACAACCTTGCACAAGATAAAACGTATATGTTCACATGTGTATGCGCACACACACACGCAATGCAAGTTACGGTTGAAATGTCATTTTTTTCGATGCCAACCTGTGCCAACTTCAACTGTTGCATAATTCCAACCAACCCGCCGCCACCATTAAACGGAGCCACGCATGACCAAATCAACCCCGGAAATCACAGCCGAAAACATCACCGGAAATCCAGCCGACAAAATCGAGCACTGGAATATCGAGAAACTTATCCCCTACGCACGCAACAGCCGCACGCACTCGGATGAGCAAATCGGACAGATCGCCGCCTCGATCAAAGAGTGGGGCTGGACCACGCCAATCCTGGTCGATGAGACCGGCGGCATCATTGCCGGACACGGCCGCACGATGGCCGCACAGCGCCTCAAAATCACCACGGTCCCGGTCATGGTCGCCAAGGGCTGGTCCGACGCCAAGAAACGCGCCTACGTCATCGCAGACAACCGCCTCGCCATGAACGCTGGCTGGGACAACGACATGCTCGCCCAAGAGTTCAAGGACCTGATGGAGCAGGGCTTCGACGTGGAGCTCACCGGCTTCAGCGAAGAAGAGATCGACGCCCTCATGCCCCTGGAGCTGGAGGAAGGCCTCACGGACCCCGATGACGCGCCCGAGGCACCGGCCAACCCGGTCACCGTCCAAGGTGACGTGTGGGTCATGGGAAACCACCGACTGCTGTGCGGCGACAGCACCAGCATGGACGACTTGGCCAAGCTGTGCCAAAACCAAATGGTCGACATGTGGCTGACCGACCCACCCTACAACGTGGCCTACGAGGGCGGCACCAAGGAAAAGCTCACCATCAAAAACGACGAGATGGGCGACGACCAGTTTCGCCAGTTTCTGCGCGACGCCTATACCGCAGCCGACTCGGTCATGAAAGCCGGTGCCGTTTTCTACATCTGGCACGCAGACAGCGAGGGCTACAACTTCCGAGGCGCTGCTCGCGATGCAGGCTGGACCGTCCGCCAGTGTTTGATCTGGAAGAAGTCCTCCCTCGTCATGGGCCGCCAGGACTACCACTGGAAACACGAGCCCTGCCTCTACGGCTGGAAAGACGGCGCAGGCCACCTTTGGGCTGCCGACCGCAAGCAGACCACGATCCTCGAGTTTGACAAACCCACCCGCAACGGCGAGCATCCAACCATGAAGCCCGTGGCGCTGTTCGAGTACCAGCTCCTGAACAACACCAAAGGCGGCGACCAAGTCCTTGACAGCTTTGGCGGCTCTGGCACCACCCTGATCGCTGCCGAGAAAAACGGCCGCATTGCACGGTTGATGGAGTTGGACCCAAAATACTGCGACGTGATCGTCACCCGTTGGCAGGCTTTTACGGGGCGTCACGCGCACTTGGAGTCGGACGGCCGGTCCTTCACCGAGGTGATGGGCGAGCGCAGTCCAAACTCGCTGATTGGCAGCGAAATTGGCAAGGCCGACAAGCCCAAGGCGGGCAAAAAGGCCGATTGATGACCAAAAACCACCGAATCACTGACGCAAAAGGAGAGATTCATGACAAAAACGACTGAAAAACCCCTTGTAAAAAAGACAGGCAAAAACGGAGGGGCCCGACCAGATGCTGGCCGCAACGCTTTTGAGCCCTCAGAAACCGAGCGCAAGCAGGTTGAAGCCCTCTCAGGCTACGGTCTGCCGCTGGACCAAATCGCCGTGCTGGTGCGCAAAGGCATCAGCGTGGACACCTTGACCAAGTACTTTGCCGAAGAGCTGGTCTCGGGCAAGGCCAAGGCCAACAGCCAGGTCGGCCGCACCCTGTTCCAGAAGGCCACGGGCGGCGACACCACGGCCATGATCTGGTGGTCCAAGACCCAAATGAAGTGGTCCGAGACGCAAAAGGTCGAGCACACCGGCAAGGACGGCGGCGCGATCGCTTTGTCCAGCGTGGACTTGAAGGGCCTCAACGACACCGAGCTGGCGCAGATGCAGGCGCTGCTTATGAAGGCGAAGGGGGGCGAGGAATGAGCGCCAACGAACCCATGGACCCGTTCTTCACCACGATGAAGATCCGCGCCTGCGAGGGCGATGCCGCTGGGCAGGTCTTGCTTGAGGCCTACGGCAAGCAGCAGGTGCAGGCGGCGATGGCCCAGATCGCACCCCGCATCGAAGCGGCCATCGAGCAGTCCGCCCTGGACGCAGCCGTTGCCGAGCGCCAGCGCATCATTGGCTGGATGCGCGACGAAGCTGAGTCCGGTGGCCTCACCGCCTCGCAGTACGCCGATTTTCTGGCCATGGGCCTTCCATCCACACAACCAACCGAGACCCCCCAATGAACAAACCCACCCTCCCCGAGTCCCCCCTGCCCGCGCTGCTCGACCACGACGGCCGCTTCCAAGCCCTCTACCCCGAGGACTTGGTGCGCCAGCACGGCGAGGACATGATCGCTTTCGAGCGCGCCCGCATCCTGGCGCTGCTGGACAGCTTTGGCAACCAATGCCAAGCTCAGGGCAAAGCCATGAGCGAAACCGGCCACGGCGACCCACACACGGTCAATGCGCAACTTGACGCCGTGCGTTTGCTGCAAGAGGCGATCAACGCCGCATGACTGCCTCGGCGGTTCACCCAGGCGATGAGGCGGTGCTTTGCCACATCGTCCCGCTCGGCGACTTCAAAGAGCACGAGCTGACCATGGCTTGCTGGTGCCAACCCAGCTTGCACGAGGATTACAGCGGCGTCGCCATCCACAACGCCTTGGACCAGCGCTACCGGCTTGAACGTGGGGAGATTCGCGTCCAATGAGCGCCGCTGTCTCCCCCGCCGTCATGCTGGACCTGATCGCCCGGGAGCAAGCCCGGCGCAAGGCCAGCGCGTCGCTCTACGAGTTCGTGCAGCAGGCCTGGCACGTCATGGAGCCGGGCGTGCCGTTTGTGCCGAGCTGGCACATCGAGGCCATCTGCGAGCACTTGGAGGCGGTCAGCTCCGGCGACATTACGCGGCTGCTGATCAACATCCCGCCGCGCCACTCCAAGTCCACCATCGTCTCGGTCGCCTGGTGCGCCTGGGAGTGGCTGACGTCCCCCGAGCAGAAGTTCCTTGCCGCGTCCTACTCGGGCACGCTGTCCATCCGGGACAACTTGAAGGCCCGCCGCCTGATCCAGTCGCCCTGGTACCAAGAGCGCTGGGGGCACATGTTCCAGCTCTCAGGCGATCAAAACGCCAAGCAGCGCTTCGAGAACAACAAGACCGGCTACCGCCTGGCCACCTCGGTGGGCGGTACCGCCACGGGCGAGGGCGGCTCGCGCCTGATCTTGGACGACCCGCACGG